CCTGCTAAACACGTATTAAATAATTCTGGATTGAGATGGGATAATGAATATCATTTTTTCCCCTCTTTACAATCAGAAGAATCTGATGTACAATAATAATATTACTCCTTAAGGATATGGCAGTAGTTGATTTTGCAAAACAATTAAAAGAGGGTACTAAAACTTCACATACAGCGGCCGAAAACACTAAATTTGTTAAGGGTTTTCTTAAAGGTTGTGTTGATAAGGATAGTTACGGTCAATTAATTGCTAATTTCTATTTCATATATCATGCTTTAGAATCTGAAGTAGATAGATTAAAAGAAGAAGACCAAGTAATAGGACAGATTGCATTTGACGATCTAAAACGTCATGATGCACTTGCAGAAGACTGTAAGTATTACTGGGGCGATACTTGGCAAGATACGATACGTCCGACTGTAGAAACACAGAAGTATGTTGATCGTATTAGAGAAGTAGCTCATAAAGATCCATACCTTCTTGTAGGACACCATTATACGAGGTATCTTGGAGATCTATCTGGAGGACAGATTCTAAAGGGAATCGCAGAAAGAGCTTTGAATATTCAAGTTGGTGATGGTGGATTGGATTTCTATGAATTTCCAACTATCTCTGATAAGAAAGAATTTAAAACAAAATATCGTGCAACCTTAGATGCTTTGCCTATTGATGAATCACAGGCAAATGCTATTGTTACTGAGGCAAACTATGCATTTCGTTTGAACATGTTTATGTTTGATGAGATACAAGGTAATGCAGGTAAATCGTTCTTACAATTATTGAATAGTTATTTTCAGGACTTTGTTCGTGAGATGACTGTTTCAAAGAGATATAGATGACTTTTTTATTGATTCTAATTAGTAACTTGATACTATATGCAGTATTGAGAATACATCTAGTTAAGAAGTTTCGTAATACCTATTCAATCTATCTTAAGGATAGTGATGGTAATAGGCAAACCCTATCAGATACTATTGCATACATACTGGAACAGAGAGATATTCTTGATCAGAAAGTAATGTATGTTGCTGGTGAGATGGAAAAGCAGTGGCTTGAAATTGAAAAGATCAAGATGGTCTCTGGTGCAGACAAATACGATACTTAACATGAACGATAGATTATCCCTAGATGATAACGAGTCATTTGAAGAGAAAAGAGATCGTGCAAAATCTCTATTCCTAGAATCTCTCTATAAAGCAGATCATCAACTTAGAGGATGTGCTCATAATCAAAAGTGTTTTCATGAACTGATGCAGATCAGAGAAGAAATCATTGAACATGTTCGGGGTATGGAATGACCCTATTAGAGAGACAACTTCTAATGGTTCAGAAACTCAGATCTTCCATGCCTGATGTTGATCGTACGTATTTCTACTTAAGTGAAACGCTAAATATAAAAGCACACTTGAGGAATACGAAGGATCAATTTAATGTTAGACGAAGCCCAGAGGAAGGATTTGAGGAAAACCGCAAAAAGACTAATTAAGATTGCAAAAAAACACCCAGAATGGTATACTGATTCTGAGGTTAGATACGCTAAGATGATAAAGCGTCAAAACAAAAAACTAAAGAAAAATAACGATGAAAATCTTTCTTGATACTGCCGACTTTGACCTGATTAACGAAAGGGTTCAGACAGGTCTTATAGACGGTGTGACAACAAACCCATCACTTATACTAAAAAGTGGTGGAGACCCAGTAGAGACTGTTAAGAAGATCGCTGAGGAGTTTCCTTACTTTGAGTCTATTTCTGCTGAGGTAGTTGCAGAGACTGCTCCAGAGATGATAGAACAGGCTCAAGATTTTAAAGAATATAAGAATGTTACTATTAAAGTACCATTAACAGTAGAAGGATTGAAAGCTTGTAAGATACTTGCATCCGATGGATTTACTGTTAATGTAACACTTTGTTTCTCAGTTGCACAGGCTGTTCTTGCTGCAAAAGCAGATGCCACTTATATTTCACCATTTGTAGGTAGGGTTGACGATAATTCCTTTGATGGTGTAGGATTGGTTGGTGACATCTCTAGTCTATATAAAGAGCACCTATCAAGGACACAAGTTCTTGCGGCATCTCTTAGAAATGTAGCTGATGTTGCAAAGTGTTTCTCAGTAGGAGCGGATGTTGTAACTATGCCCCCTACAATATTTGATAAGATGTATAATCACATCTTAACTGATAAGGGACTTGAACTATTCCAAAACGATTGGAATTCTATTAATACAAAATAATGGCATTATCGACACAAGTAGAGGAGGGATTACGAGCGGCTGAAAAAGAACTTCGTGAGACCCTTGCTTTTGCTGCTAGAGCAGAAAAACCTTATATTGTTAGAGAGATTGGAGGTATGATTTCTCATATCGATAATTTACTTTCAACAGATAGTCTGTTTGATAGAATGGATAAAGTGATCAATGAGTTAGAAAAGGATTCAGATGACTGAAGACTGGAGATACAGTGAAGAGCGTATGAAGCTCCGTCAGGAAGCGTTTAAAACCCTCAAACCTTACCTTACTTTAGACTATGCCCGATCCGTCTATGAATTCTGCGATGAATGGATATCGCAGGGCAACAAATCAACGGAAGGACTCGAAAGTAGTTTTCTTAGACGCTGCGAGGACGAAAAAGGTCAAAGAAGACTCTGTAGTTAGAGTTTATGATCATGATGGAAAATCTTACACCGAAGGTAGAATACTCTGTTTATTACCAGAGTATTTTACCGTTTGTATTAATGAGGAAACTTTAACAGGCCTAATTTGTTATAGACACAATTGGGAAGATGTTGAAGTAATTGAACCAATACCTATTAGAAAGATGTTTAGTATTTACGGAAAAGAAGGTTGCAGTGTTTGTAACAAACTAATAATGGTTATGGACATGATTGGAAAGGAATATGAGTATAAACTTCTTGGTGTGGATTATACTGAAGAAGATTTTGAAACTAAATTTCCTGGCAAAAATATGTTCCCTCAAGTAGAGTTGGATGGTCAATATATTGGAGATTGTAAAAAGACTATTAATTATTTAAAAGAACACAGGGTCATTTGATATGGCACTTGGAGACATCGACATAAATAAGGGCGTTGAACTTTTACTAAAAGGAGAACCTAAAACACCAGAACCCAAAAAGACTTTTGAGTTAAGATTTGAAGTCCTGAACAGGGAAGTCAATCTTTCTCTAGATATTAAAAAGAAGACATAACCACGGAGAGGAGCTATGGAAGCTACAGCACTTGTTATAATGACTTTATTGTGCGTGACATTTCTGATGATTGGTGGTATAATAGGCTGGTTAGCACAACAAAATAAATTACTCTATTCACCTCAATATGAACAGGTTGCATATGCACATCCAGAAATGTTTGATGAACATGGTAATTTGATCCCAGATGAGATTTTAGCACTTCGATTTGAAAACAACTATGACGACAGCGAAGAAGACACCGACGAAGAGGAGTAAAACTACAGCTACTCGTAAAAGGGCTACTATAAAGAAGCCTACAGCTACACGGAAACCAAGAACAGTGGCAGTTAAAAAACGGGAACTGCCACCCAACCCATTGGTTCATGAGATTCTAGAAGCAGTTGATTCTGAAAAGGTTCATACTAAAAAGGTAGATCTAATTAAGACTCATTGTAACAATGATGGCATGAAGATGCTTTTCATTTGGAATTTTGACGAAAGTGTCATATCCATGCTTCCTGATGGACCTGTTCCTTATCAACCAGTTGATGGTGATCAACAGGCAGATCCAGAAAAGGGAATGCCTCAGAGAACTACTGTTCGTAATGGAGGAAGACAATTCTATCGTTTTGTCAAAGGTGGTGATGATTCTTTGAATAAGATAAAGAGAGAAAGTATGTTTATTAACTTACTTGAAACTCTTCATCAAGAAGAAGCAGAGATTCTTATATTAGTTAAGGATAAACAACTAGGTTCAAAGTTTGGTATTACTAAAGAACTAGTTGCAGAAGCTTTTCCAGAGATTACTTGGGGGAATAGAAGTTGAAGATAATTCACGAAAACTGTGATCCTCAATTGGCACAGGATAAGAAACTTCCCTATACCGCATATCTTGTTGAATATCGTAATGAGGATAAAACTTGTTACGATATTGCTTTAGGTGATAGTACAGTTGAGATGTTTGACTATTACTATGATAAGTACAAGAATGTCGTAGGATGGAAACAGTCTAATGGTCAGGTCAATCCTAAGTTATGGAAATCTTCCATGATAAAGAAGTCGGAACCTACACCACCAGAGAGAAAGACCAGAAAGAGGAAACCAAAAGATGGTGAGGAGAAATAATGGGACAAAAAACTATTGTATATCGTATCCGTCAGGATGGTATTGTTGAAGAAAGGGTCGAAGGAGTTTTCGGTACAGAATGTGAAGAACTCACTAAGAATATCGAAAATAAACTAGGAGATGTTTCCTTCAGACAACATCAACCACAGTATTATCAAACAGTTACTACAGAAGAAAATGTCACACTTAAGCACCATCAGGACTAAAATTAAAGATAAGGATGCCCTGTTGGAAGCTCTTCGAGTACTCAATTATGAGGTTGAAGTTGATAAGACTATGGTAAATCCAGCCAATCATCAACATGAAGAAATGACTGTTCATGTTTCAGCTGGAAAGGATATTGGATTTAGATTGAATCCAGCAACAGAGACATATGAGTTAGTAACAGATCTTCAGACATGGAATCAACCTATTCCTGTTCAAAGGTTCCTTGATAAATTGTCACAACAATATGCAAGGACTATATTACATGCAGCTGTTAAAGAGGAAGGATTCCAAATTGCAGAAGAATGGGAGATGGATGACAATTCCATCGAACTTACAGTTACGAGGTGGGACTAATGGATGAAGTAAGACAAGATCATGTTGGCCAACAAGGTAAGGTCGATATCAATGCCGAAGAATATAAGAAGGTAATGAAGAAGTATAAGAAGATTAAGAAATATATGAAGTCCTCGATATTTGCCGTGAAAACAATGGATGAGACCGAAACCTTGGTATCTGGTCTATTGAAAGAGGCAGGTGACATCCAAGATGAAGTATGAACTAATTGATAATTTTCTGTCAGATGAACAATTCCGACCAATCTACAATGCCTTTATGGGTATGGAGATATTTTGGCATTGTTACGATGGTATTGTAATGCCTGGTGATGGAAAAATTCAATTTGTTCATCCTTTATATTCAGATTTTCAACCACAGAGTCCATATTGGATGAAGTTACAACCTATATTTGATAAACTGGAACCAGTTTCATTTGTTAGGAGTAAAGCTAATCTAAATATGAAAACACCTGTTCATGATGAACATGCCTTTCATAGTGATGTTGACGACTGTATAACTTCCATCTATTATATTAATAGTAATAATGGATATACTGAATTTGAGGATGGTACTAAAATAGAGAGTGTTGAAAACCGTATGCTTGTTTTTAATTCAAATTCTAAGCATAGAGGGGTAACCTCTACTGATACCTTGAAAAGGGTGTTAATTAACTTTAACTACTTCATATAATATGGAAAAGGAAAAACTTAAAGCCGTTGTCAAAAACTTGAAATCTCTGGTAAATGTGTTAGAATCGGAAGTCTATTCTGATGTAGATGCATACACCACGAAAATTACTGATCATTTAAAGGAACCACATTATGGAAACAGTGAAGACGACGACGGATACACCGACTAACTGTATGGCGAAAAATGTATCTTTAGTATCAGTTACCCCTGATGCGGAAAAACTGATGGCTTATATTGCCAGAGTTTCTAATCCGTCCAATCAGGATAACGATAAGTTTGCTGGTTTGCTCAGATATTGTATCAAGCATAATCATTGGTCAGTTTTTGAACAGTCCTCTATGACACTGGAGATCGAGACTACTCGTGCCATTGCTGCACAGGTATTACGTCACAGGTCTTTTACTTTCCAAGAATTCTCTCAGAGATATGCTAGTACAAGTGAGTTAAAAGGGATTGAACTACCAGAACTCAGGAAACAGGATTTAAAGAATCGTCAAAACTCAACAGACGACTTGGATCCTGATGATGTTGAGAAATTAAATAGACAGATGAATACTCTGTTTAGTTCTGCAACTAATCTGTATCATCAGATGTTGGAATTGGGTGTTGCTAAAGAATGTGCTAGAATGGTATTGCCACTTTGCACTCCTACTAAGATCTATATGACTGGATCTTGTCGTTCTTGGATACACTATATAAATTTACGTTCTGCACATGGAACACAGAAGGAACATATGCAGATTGCAGAAGCATGTAGAGATGTTTTTGTTGAAACATTCCCAATAGTGTCGGAAGCTTTGGAATGGATTACCACTGAAGAGGAACAAGATTAATGGCTACTTATCCTGTAAAAAATACGGAAACTGGTGAGACAAAGGAAGTTATTATGAGTGTTCATGCTTGGGATCAGTGGAAGAAAGACAATCCCAATTGGACTCGTGACTTCTCTGACCCCAGTACATGTCCAGGCGTTGGAGAAGTTGGTGAGTGGAGAGATAAACTTCACAATAAGAATCCTGGCTGGTCTGAGGTCTTGAAGAAAGCGGAGAAGTCTGCTGGTATTCAAGGAAGACTTGCAGGTCGTGGCATCAATACTAGGAACGGATAATGGCAAGACGGAAAAGAGCATCAAGTAACTCTGATCCTATTGGAGTGGGAATGACTGCGAAACAAATGCGTCGCAAGAAACCTATTAATGATGGTATGTTGGTTCCTGTAGAACCAATTACTGATAATCAGAAGATTTTATTTGATTATTATGCCAAAGGTAAGAATCTTTTTGCCTATGGAGCTGCTGGAACTGGTAAGACATTTATCAGTCTATATCTGGCCCTTAAGGACGTTCTAAATGAAACTACGCCTTACGAAAAAATTTATATTGTTAGGTCTCTTGTTAGTACCCGTGAAATTGGCTTTCTTCCTGGCGATCATGAAGACAAGTCCTCACTTTATCAGATACCTTACAAAAACATGGTGAAGTACATGTTTGAGATGCCTACAGATGCAGATTTCGAGATGCTCTATGGAAATCTTAAAACACAGGAGACTATTTCCTTCTGGAGTACTTCATTTATTAGAGGAACAACACTTGATAATTGCATTGTTCTTGTTGATGAAATGCAAAACTTGAACTTTCACGAGTTAGATAGTATAATAACAAGAGTAGGAGATAACTGTAAAATAGTATTTTGCGGTGACTCTACTCAAACGGATCTTACGAAATCCAATGAGAAGAATGGCATATTAGACTTTAAACGTATCATTGAAATCATGGAAGATGATTTTGGTGTTGTTGAATTTGGTCTTGATGATATTGTTCGATCTGGTTTAGTGAGAAACTACTTGGTTACTAAACTTGCTCTTTCTTTATGACGTTTGTTCATTTAAATAAACTCGGTGATTTTGAGTTAGAAGCCAATCATATTGATGGAGTGAGGTATTATACCCTTCCCAGTGGGAAGAAAGCCCCATCAATCACTTCAATAACAAGTTTCTATAATCGTCAAATTTTTATAAATTGGCGTAAGAAAGTTGGTGAAGAAGAAGCGAATAAGATCACTAAAGTATCTACGGACAGAGGAACTAGATTCCATGAGTTGGTTGAAAAATACCTCTTAAATCAGGACATAGATACCTTAGACGATGTATTGCCATCGACCAAAGCATTGTTTCTTGCAGCTAAGAATTCCTTAGATAAAATAAACAATATTCACGCTCTAGAGAAGCCACTATATAGTGAGTACTTTGGTATTGCTGGTAGGGTCGACTGCATTGCAGAGTATGATGGTGGATTAGCCATCATTGATTTCAAGACTTCTAAAAAAATAAAACCAGAGAAGTGGATTCAACAGTACTTCGTACAAGAAACCGCTTACGCTTGCATGTATTATGAGATGACAGGCACTGTGGTGGATAAAATTGTAACTATAATGGTCGCTGAAAATGGCGATGTGAAAGTCTATGAAAAGTCGAACAAACGTGACTATATTAAACTTCTTACAAAATATGTCGAAGAATTTGTCACAAGTAAGCTCGGGGAATATGGAGAAAGACGTTGATGTACTGCTCAAAGAGAAATTCCTTTGTCAGAATAAGTTTACTAGTGATATAGAATCACTTGTACAACAATCTAATAACGGAACTAAACTAAACTATATTGAAGCAATAATTAGTTATTGTGAAGATAATAATATAGAATTTGAGTCAGTAGGTAAATTAATTACCAAACCCCTTAAGGAGAAACTTAAGGCACAAGCTACAGAACTAAACTATCTTAAAAGGACTTCTAGATCTAAATTACCAATATGATTTTTTGGATTGGGTTTATAATAATGTTCCTCAATGAGGGGTTCGTTATGATGAGACACGTATCACCATTCTTTGCAGAACAAAGAGATAAGTTGATCGAAAGATTTGGTGAAGGGTGGCAGTATTTTCATGGATTGCTAGATTACTTGTGGGTAATTGTAGTAGTTCTTGGGTTTATATTTTCACCACATAGGGTTGCTCATTTGGTTGTCTTTACTGCCTTTTGGAGTGCTGCCCTTTTCGGAATTTACGTCCCTATGTGGGTCAAAAATAACGCTAAACCCTTATAAATACCTATAGTTGAAAGCTAGGTTTAACCATGAGTGATTTTTTTAATTCACCTGTTGTTAGAGCCTCAATGGCCGAAATACAGACATTGCAAGAAGACTTGATGGATATTATGGCAAAGAAGGGATTTAATCCTTATTCGCCATTTACCAGAAGTCATCTTAACTTGATGAAGAAACTTGTTGATAAACAAAAGAACTTCATGTTTAGATTATCCCTTGAAAAAGATGATCCAGATGCTCAGAAGATGAGAGATCAAGCTCTCGAATCTGCTAAGTTTCTAGGCCTCCAACCAGGCCAGAATGTTGATGCTTTCTTCGATCATTTGTCCCAAACACTAGAACGATTAGAAAGTCAGATCCCTAAACAAGAGGATTGACAATTCTAACTAATACGATTATAATAATACGGACAATACAATCCAAATACAAAAATACGGAGAATATTAAATGTCATTTGCTGACTTAAAAAAACAGTCCCGCTCTGGGTCTCTCACAGAGAGATTGATGAAGAAAGTTGAGAAACTCAACGAGAAGGGTAATAATACTGATGAACGTCTGTGGAAACCAGCTGTAGATAAGGCAGGTAACGGTTATGCCGTTGTTAGATTCCTTCCTCAACATACTAACATGGATCTTCCTTGGGTTCAGGTTTGGAGTCATGCCTTCCAAGGACCAGGCGGTTGGTATATTGAGAATTCTTTAACCACAGTAGGTAAAGATGACCCTGTTGGAGAACTAAATCGTAGTCTCTGGAACAGTGGTCGTGAATCAGATAAGGATATTGCACGTAAGCAGAAGCGTAAGCTTTCTTACTATGCAAATGTATATGTTGTTAAGGATTCTTCCAATCCTGAGAATGAAGGTAAAGTTTTCATCTACAAGTTTGGTAAGAAGATCTTTGATAAGATTACTGCTGCAATGCAACCTGAATTTGACGATGAAGAGGCGATCAACCCATTCGATTTCTGGAAGGGTGCTAACTTCAAGTTGAAGATCAAACAGGTTGCAGGATTCTGGAACTATGATAGTTCAGAGTTCGGTAAGGTAGAAGCACTACTAGATGATGATAAGGCACTTGAAGGAATTTACGATAAGGTTAATGACCTAAGTGAATTCGTTGCTCCTGAGCAGTTCAAGGAATATGAAGCTCTTAAGAAGCGTCTTGATACGGTTCTTGGTGCTAAATTACCAGTAGGATCATTGAGATATCAGGATCCAGAGGTTGCCGATGAAGATAATCATCGTGAGGTTGCTGCTCCTGTTGCGACAGATGAAGAACTAAGTAAAGTTCCTGTTGCTGCTGCAGCGACAACAGATGAAGAAGACGATGCGCTTAAATACTTTCAGCAGTTAGCTGAGGAGTAAATGGAGCTAAAAAAACCGCTGATGCACGTTAGACTGCACCAGCTTGGTTTCTTCTACTGGGATCCTAGGATAGATCCTAGAGAACCAGAATATTGGGGCCCCGATGGGGGCTCCTTTTTTTATGTTCCGCTAAGTCTTGGGTTATAAGCTTGTTTTAAGTAAGTATTCTTAAATTGACTAGAATCTTTATATTTGAATATTTTCTTCATATCATTATATACAACATCCAGATAATCTACTTTGAGAACTTTAATTCTCCTCTTAGCATTATTAAGTTCGGTTTCATATTCTAAATTTGTTACTGCTTTAACATTTTTATTTTGAATAGTATTTCCAGAAGCATCTTTTGCAGTTCCTACGGAATCTACAGATACTGCATCAGGTAGATTTGTATTTGCCACACCACTACTATAATTTACTTCTTGTTGATGCTCAGCATTATATGCAACAAAGTTGAAATCATAGTTGGAATCCACTTTTAATCCAGATGGAATTACTATTCTTGAATAATTATCTACCATAAAGAGTGTTTCATAGTGATGTATTTTATTCAATTCTTCATCAGAACCATATTTACCCATTAAAAAATTTCTAAAGTCATTACTCCCTAATGGCCATTCATCTCTGACGCTAATTATATTATTGCAAGTTAGGACAACCCAATCAAGTCTAGGATCCCCATAAAGTTCATTCGCAACTTGTGCTGGTCTAAGATCTTCACCAACGACGTAATCATTAAATGCGGTGAATACGGATGATAGGTCAGAACGAAGTCTGCCTCTCTTAAATAAGTTCTTTACTTGAATATATTCGTCATTAGAACTCCTATCAGTAGTCCTAGAGACGTAGTTTATATTTGGTAATTGTGAAAAGTATCCTCTAGCCATTTTAGTAACCTACGTCGGAGCTGGATGGGTTGTCTTGTTTTACAATACTTATGGGCATTAAATCCCCAAGAGAGTTTGGATTACTAGGATCAAATTCTCTACCTTCTGCAACATCTGGTGAGTAATCGGTATTATATATTGGTTCTAGTTCTGCAAATTTAAGATCCATTAGTACAGAGATTGGTTGCCCACCATCATAGGCATTCCATTGTCCGTCTGGTGCATACTGGACAGATATTCCAGTTAAAGCACATGGTTTAAATTTATTCACCCCTAGTATAGATCTTCCACCTCCAGTCATATACCTTAGTCTAAAGATATTTGGAGTACCTAGGAAGTATGATGGGGATCCAGCGTTACCTATTGTATCTCCACTTTGTTCTCCTGAATTTAGTTTTACGAGTTTTCTAGGAGCAGACCACTGTTTAAATGCACGAATAATCATTCTTATGTTGTGAGCTTCCATTTCATCTCTTGGAGTCATTCTCCATTGAAAACCAAATGATCTTAGTTTTACTCCAGAGAACATAAGTTCAGTATTAGAGTTAGCAACAATACCACCAGCTCTACTTAATATTGTTTCTGGTGTTATATCAAATCCAAGTTTTCCAGTTAATTGACTTAGTAAGTTAGCACCTATGTCTCCTCTACCTGCTTCTTTAGTACCTATAGCTGTATAAATTGATGCTTGTCCAGCGAGTCTATTCGCAGAATCAGCTAAACCAACACCTCGCATCATATCACCAGTTAAAAGACCACCACCAGCACCTAAAGCCAAAGTCGCTGCTTTTGTTCCAATGGTTTTATTGACATGTTGTAATGCTCCCATTGACATTGTCGACATGTTATCATCAACCCATGATGTTTCATTACTATCAGAAACATTTTGCCCTGGCATTGGTAATATTATTCCTGCTCCCAACTTTTTTCTATATGGTGTTTGTCTTTCAAGTCCATATCCAAGACTTGTTTTTCCCTTATCATCACCAAAACTTCTTCTCATAGAAGCTTCATATGGAGGTTGATATGAATAACAATCAATCTTCATATAGTCTTGTTCGCTGGACATATCCATAGGGTATGTCACTACCCGTTTGAACATTGCATCTTCTTTTACATCATAACTTCCACCTTGTATTCCAGCTTTTGCAACAAAAGATGCTGGTCCTTCTGTTATTAATTGCCATCCAATATTTACAGTTTTCGCAGTACCTATCAATGTATTAGTACCCCATCTGATGGGTGCTGGAACTACGTGATTCCATAAGAAAGAACCTAGATTAAATCCAGCAGCTTTATTATCTTCTACAGTCAGTGCGGTCTGATTACTTGTAACTGCTGGACCAAATCCTTGTTGATTTGCATCAGCCCATTGTGGAACTTGTTGGTCAGTTGATTGTGCGTGATTTCTTATTCCACTCTGTACTTTACCATGAATAACATTTTGCGTAGTCTCATCCAATCCTTCAAATTGAGTTGTATCCCATACTCCATTCGTGTATATTGGTTTAGCATCTATTAATACTTCTCCTGATGCATCTACTGGTAATACCTGTGCTGTTCTGGTATCACCATAGTAAAATAACTTGTAGGTCTGAGTTTTATTTGTAGTACTATTAGTTGCTACAATACCTGGCGAACCATCTGGTCCGATATAGTTTGGATTTACTTCCTGTCTTGTTGCTGACATTACTTTTTCCAGTTCCAGGCTTTGTGTTTAGGATATTTCATTCCCCGTGGATCATAAAATTTCTCGGTTGGAAGAAGAGATATCTCTTCCCAATCTTCATTGTCTGGGACTTTATATAAATTGCCTATACCTTCATAGAGGTATTTGTGTAGGCTATTTTTTGGTACAGTAGTACCTCCACCGCTATTTAGAAGACTTTTTGCAACTTGGTCTCTATATTGCGGATTTATATAATGCAAGTTGCATCCAAGGAACCCATCTCTGTAAAAACTAAGAGCAACTGCTAGTGGTTGTATATCCCAAAATTCATATCTTTCGGGGTATTTTGCACCGTATGAAAAGAAGAACATATTACCAATTTCAATTCCACCAGTATCAATAGAACTGATGTTATTTTGTTGTAGAGGACCTAAAGCGGTTTCTAATTCAGAGATAAACCAGTCTCCGCTTCTGTTCTTTTTACCAGCTTTTTGTCGTATTTCTGCTCCAATCATATTCCTAGATCATCCTCGGTCATGATTTTGAATTCATACTTTCTATCATCGCAGTAACTTTTTGCTGCTTCCCACTTTGCTTGATTAATAACGTATGTTTGTACTTCATATGCCCATGATTTAGTTCTCTTTTTTGGGTTCTTTTTGGGCATTAGTAATTGTTTCTTTGGTTTGACCTCTATTACAACAGATCTCTTCTTACCTTTTGCATCTTTGTATTTGATAAAGAAGTCTGGGAAGTACCTATGCGTCCTATTATCTATGGGATTCTTGTATGGAATCCAGAATTCTTCAGACTGCCATTGGCTTATACTTTCATTTAGATCACAATATTCCATGAACTTTCGTTCCCATAATGATCTATAAATGATTTGTGTTGGGTCGCCTTTATACTTCTTGGTATGTTTTGGTCTGTATTTCCCCTTGTAAGCCATATACATAGTATGTGGGGTTCAACCATTATTTAGATGTCGGCAAACAATTTAGTAGATAGGAATCTAGAAGCAAATGTTACCAGAGCGAAAGTCGATGGTGATGCTGCAGCACAATCTTTTCAACATTTCTTATCTTCTCCCGCTCTTTCCAATACTTTTAAAGTATCTTTAGGTCTTGGTCAAGGTGGTAATAATACTGATACCGATTTGAGTGCTTGGCTTAATAGTGCTGGAGTATTCAGACAAAGTTCTCCTGAAAGGTTTAATTTTTTATGTTCTGATGCAAGTTTGCCTGGAACTAATCTATCTTCATTTGAAGAGACTGGTGCTAGACAGGGAGTAACAGAATTTTTTGCACAGTCAAGAGCATATGTTGATCTAAATTTAAAATTCTATCTTTCTTCTGATTATCAAGTTCTTAAATTATTTCAAGAGTGGATGAACTTTATTAATCCAATATATGCTGCCAATGGTGGTATGAGAAATAGAAGTGGTAATCCCAAAGGATACCCTCATCAAGCAGATTCAAATGGATTTAAGAGGTTTAGATATCCTAATAGTTATAAAAGGATCATTAAGGTTACTAAATTTGAAAAGAATATAGGTTCTGATAAAAGAACAAGTAAAGATCATCTATTCCAAGATTCAAGTAAGGCATATATGATGAGCGAGAGGCCTGGAATAGTACAACCAACTCAACCACCTGATAAACCAAATCCATTAACATATATTTTCACCAATGCATTTCCAGAGAGTGTTGATAGTATTCCATTATCTTATGGTGATGCTCAGATTCTTCAGGTAGTTGTGAATTTCAAATATGATAGGTATGTGATATCACAAACAGAGAATAATGGCGAACCAAGTACATTTGCTAGTTCCATGGCTCGTGGTAGAGACGGAAGTACTAATTTATCTGGAACATATATGGGATCTGTTCAATCATGGAATAATATGACTGATATAACGGGACATACCTTACAGAATGAAACTCAAATCTAAATACTAGTGTGCCACATTACAAAGTGTCTGTACTATGAAGACTTTTCCTGAATTTGTGTTAGAATGTAGCTCTCTTAACGAGGGTGGAATGTCTCGTGTGGTTTCTCATTCTAAGAGTCGCAACACGGCAGTTCTAACTGCAACAAGAGGTGATAAGTCAAAAAAGGAGAATAAAAAGAGTAACAAGGAGTTACGTCAGAAGATCCGTAGTCACGGCTATGGATATAAGGAAGTTAAAGGAGAATATCCTGAAAAGGATGATAAAGGCAACAAAAAAACAGTGAGTGAACCATCTGTTGTTGTCAATGCTCCTAAGAAAAAGTATAAGACCTTTAAGAAACGGATGAAACGTCTTGGTAAAGAATACAACCAAGATTCAGTAATCACTAAGAAGGGTAAAGGCAAAGCTACTTTACATCCTACTGCCAAGAGATCTAAAAAGACCTCAACTGGAGTTTCTAATAAAGGTTCTAAACTCGGACAAGTAAGGCCAAATAAAACTGGCCCATATGGACACACTAAAGTTGGGAAAAAGACTTACACCTATGAACAAACCACCATTTGATGATTCTAATTGGAGAGAAGAGTACAAGGGTTATACCTCTAGTAGGTATGAACTAGATTTACTTGAGAACGGGCCTAGGAGTCTTGCTCAGTCATGGATGATGGGTGCAATGCATGGAAAATGGAGAAAGATGAAAGGATATAAGTACCCCGAACCACCTGATTGTCAATCAAGCATGAGTGAGTTCTTTACGAAACAAGATGAATATACACAGAAAGGTGATCAAGCACAGGGATAAAAGTCCCAAAAAACCGTCTAAATAACTTTAGAATGAAATGACTTGATTACTTATCATGCCTTTACCAAAGATTAGTACTTCTCAACATGAGCTGACTTTACCTTCCACTGGAAAGAAGATAAAATTTAGACCTTTTTTAGTTAGGGAAGAGAAGATTCTAATTCTCGCTTTAGAATCACAAGACCAAAAACAAATATCAAACGCAGTCAAACAGGTATTAAAAGATTGTATTATTACTAGAGGGATCAAAGTTGATCACCTTCCTAGTTTTGATATTGAGTATATCTTTTTGAATGTTCGTGGTAAATCTGTTGGAGAACAGATTGAGATTATTGTTACTTGTGGTGATGATGGTGAAACTCAAGTTCCCGCTTATATTAATATTGATGAGGTAGAAGTTAAGACGGATCCTAATCATACTCCAGAAATTCACTTAGGAGAAGGATATACTTTAAAAATGAAGTATCCTTCATTGAATCAATTCTTAGAAGATAATTTCTCAGAAGAAGAGGAATCTGGTGTAGAGAAGTCTTTCCAAATTATAGCATCTGCTATTGATACTGTTTATAATGAAGAAAATGTGTGGGGTGCATCTGATTGTACCAAGAAAGAACTTGTAGAATGGCTTGAATCTCTGACATCAGAACAATTCAAGAAGATTGAGACTTTCTTTGAGACAATGCCTAAACTTACTCATGAGATAGTAGTTACTAATCCCAGTACTGGTAAGGATAATACTGTAGTATTGGAGGGATTGTCGGATTTTTTCGCTTAAGTATGGCTCATGTAGATCTTGAGACATACTTCCGAATCAACTTTGCTTTGATGCAGTTCCATAAATATTCACTGACGGAAATTGAGAATATGGTTTCGTGGGAACGAGACATTTATGTTGGATTGCTCAGACAACATATTGAGGATGAGAATCTAAAAGCAAAACAAAAAGAAGCACAAAACAATCAATAGATGGCAGTACTATCTTCTCCAATTAAATCCAGAAATTCCCTTGCAAGAAAGCAAAAGACCGAGGGAAAAATAAAGGGAGCGGATTCGGTACTTAAAGCTTCTTCTAAGAAATTACAATTACCAGAAACTGATGACACTCCAGTAACGGTAACGAAAGTCAATAAGATTGTAGAGACTAAGATAAAGAGGTTGCAACCAAAGATAACTAAAAAGGTTGCTGCTCAGATAAAACCATTTGATCCAAGAAAGATGTTATCTGACATCTTCAAAGGTGGTTTGGGTCAATTAGAGAAATTTGCAAAGAGTTTAGTTGCTCTTAAGAAACCCCTTAATGAGATATTTAAGTTTATTAACAAGGCTAAGGATATATTTACTAGTCTTCTTAAGAAACTTACTAAGATTAATTTAGCTCCCAAAACTGAGGTAGGTAAAGAAAAGAAGAAAAAGAAAGGTGGTTTGATTGGAAATATACTCAAGGGTGCTGCAACTCTTGGGTTAATTGCTTTGACAACTTGGGGTGTTAGTAAGTTATTAGATAAGGGTAAAGGTGATAAGACATCAGAACCTGGCAAGAGTACAGCAAAATCAGTAGAACCATTAGAAGGAACAGAATTACTTAATAAGAAGGAAGTAAAGAAATTCAATAAAGCTCTTAAAGTTTTCCAACAAGCTCTTTGGGATTTTAAAGATCAGATAAAAGCTGCTTCTGGTACTAAAGAACCACCAAAGGAAGAAGGAACGGAGGATGATAAACCTAAAACTGACAATGAGAAAGTTCAAAGTTTAGCAGGTACAACGCAAACTGCTTTGATTCCAGGCGAACTAGCACCAGCAGAACTTAATGTTTTGGTTCCCAAGGTGGAAGACGCAGGAGGAGAAAAAGATAAATCTACAACAGAAACATCAGAAGAAACATCAACAACGGCTGATAGTCAAAGCAAAGTAATACCGAAAGAAGCTGATCATGGTACGGGTGGAACAACTGTTGCGGGTGGTACTGAAGGTGATGGTAGTGATGGTAGTACTGCAACGCCTAAATCAAAACCTCTTGGAACAGAAAATGTACAGAGTGTAACGGGAGATAAGGGATCTGGAGGTAACGAAGGATCTAAAGGAGCCAGAGGAGAAGCAGGACCTCAAGGTTTCATGAGATTCTTGGCTGGTACTGGAGATGTTCTTACAGCTAATATGTTTGATCTTGATAAGAAGAATGTTGATAAAGATGCACCAGAAGGAGAAGAACCTAAAGGTGTTTTGAGGTGGCTTGCTGGTGCTGCTGATGCTGTTACTGGAGATACTTGGAATCTCGATAAAAAGAATCAAACAAGAGTTGATCCAGCTAAAGGTGAATCTGAATTGAGAACTGAAAATGCTCTTGGAGTTTCTAGAACAGCTGATTCTGAATCATCACCACAAACAACTGAGACTGTTATTCAAGTTCCTGTTGGAACAACTACTCAAGATGCATTACCAAAATCTGGTCCTACTCCAGTAAGTGTTAACAAAGACTCTGCATCATCAGCAAAGGTTCCATTTTTTATTGCTGTTGATGGTAGTAATTTTGCATTATTGCATAGTAAGAGTCAGTATAATATAGTGGATGCATTATGAAACCTACTGTTGCTGTTCTTAAAGTAGAGAATAAGGTAAAGAAGACGGTTAAAAGTGCTGATAATCGGATCAAATCTTTTAATAAGTTTATTACAGGTAAGACTACTGATTTTAAGAAGATAAAGATACCAGACCCTATTACTTTCTTCAAAGCCAAAGCTTTTATTAAGAGTCTTGATAGACTTCAAGGTGCTAAAGGATCTGGTGGAGGTGGTGGTGGTAACCCTATGGATAAATTACTACCTATTGCTGCTGGTAGTGCAATAATTACTATGGGAGCACTGATTTTTTCACCTAACACAAAGGCTGGAGAAAGTCAAAATGCAACTGATCAGGTATTGCAAGAACAATATGGTGGTGATAAGAATCAGATGAGGAAGGATCTTAAGAAAGAGAAGAAGCAAGCTCAAAAAGGTTCGGATGAATTTAAAAATGTTGCAGATCAAAGAAAGACTGATATAGACAAGACAGTAGATAATTTGTCAAAGAGTACTAGTACTACTGGTGTTATGGGATCTGGAGGATTACCTAAACTAGAGGAAGGATCGGATATTACAAAGAAAGAGAAATTGGATATTAATAAGTTTAATAAGTTAGCAGAAGAAGTGAGAGATCTTGTTGAAAGTGGTACGTTGAAGAGAGCAATGGGACCATCATTCTGGGAATGGGCTGGAGATAGAACTAAAGATCTTGTTGAAGGTACAAAGAGAGTTGCAGGTGGTACTTTAGATTTACTTACACTTAATATATTTGATTTTGATAAGAAGAATGAACCAGAAAGAACAGTTGATGAAGATGGATTGCCTCGTGCTGATGGAGCTCTTGATGAGGAGAAATTTGCGAAGATTAAAATAAATTATGTTAAAGAAGAATTCTTGACTGAAAGACCACAAACTACATTCCGACCAACAACCCAGTTTGTACCTCAGAAGGAAATATTGATCGCTTCTACAAATCTTTCTGGTATGGGAATAGAACCTACTGGATCTACATTTGGATCTACTGATGGTGGAACTGGAAGAGTTAATAACGCTGCTGGATGGGTTCATGGACATTTCCAAACCAATACTGGTACTGCTGATGATCTCATTAAGGATGTTATTCCTATAGTAGAGAAGTTAATAGCACAAGATATACCAACAGAATTAAGTGGTGGCCAGAAGTTTAAGAAAGGAATGAGTAAAGATGAGATTGTTGAATTAATAAAAATGGGTATTCAACAACATGGACATAGTGGTGATGGTAGATCCGTAGATATATTTGTACCAGAAGGGACTAAGGTTCCAGTTTCTTTAACTGATGTGAAAGCTTATGGTGGTGCTGAAGGAGTAAGTGGAATATTGCCTGGTACTGGTCATACTTGGGTTGGTCATTTAACTCAGGATTCTAAGTCTGGTCCTCATGTACCAGATCATATGGACGTTCCTAATCAGGAAGTAATCCCTCCATTACCTCCATTAAATAGTAAAGTATTACCAACAGTTGAAGGTATGAAAGTCCCAGAAGTTTATCCTTCATATAACACTAAATCCAATGTGGTAAATAATGTAGCATATCTTGTTCAACCGCCAAGTGTTAGTGGTGGATCTGGTGGAGATAGGGTAGTTATTAGTGAAACTGGTGGAGGAGGAGTATCAATGATGATGCCTAGTGGTGGAGCTGGTGCTGGCGATATTGTATCTGCATTTACTTTACATAGATTGGGTAGCGCATAATGTCATCACTACAAGATATTACAATCAAAAAAGCAATCATCACCCCATGTAAGGGTAGTGAGGAAAATTCCAAAGGAGCAGATGATGGTATTGGTATAGAGAGAGCTATAGTTAAAGTAGATTATTTTGAAGATATATTATCTCCTAATGTAACATGTTACATAAAGATTAATAGTTCATCTAATGTTTATGGTGCAACTCCATTAAGAGGATTTGAAAGACTTGATCTTAATATAGGTACAGCTAATGGGGATATGATTTTTGATGAAACAGAAGAAAGACCTCCTCTTTATGTTTCTGCTGTAAAAGATCTATTGCAGTCGGAAGGAAACGAATCAATGACTTTGGTTTGTAAAACTAAAGAATGTTTTGATAATGAAGTTACTAGATGTGGTAAGAGATATGGTAAAGTGACTATCAGTACTCATGTTAGGGATATATTGACCAATACATTAAAGGTAAAGAGTGATAGAATAAAAGAAATTGAGGAGTCTGCTACTGCCTATGGTTTTATGGGTAATATGAAAAAACCCTTTCATACCTTGGTTTGGTTATCACCTAAAGCTCAAGTTGCTAAACAAGGTACTAGTGGTACTTCTGGAAAAGGTAAAGACGCAAAAGCAAAAGGAACTTCTGGATATTTCTTTTATGAGAATTATGATGGATTTCACTTTAGATCCATTGAGTCTATGCTTTCTGGAAAGACCAGTGTTACATCAGCAGATGATAAGGTTATACCTCAATATACTGCAACTGGTGTAACCGATAGAACTAGTACAGATAGACAAATCATTCATTATTTTGTAGATAAGAACACAGATTTACAGAAAAACCTTAGAATAGGATTATATAATAATTTACAGTATTTCTTTGATCCTGTTGATTGGCAATTAGATGCTATTAGATTTCAACTCAAAGATGAAAGAGCAAAACTTGAAAAGGCTGGTGGTCAATCATCATATATACCTCTTCCAGGCGAGGGGGATGAGGCTCCATTGACTAATTATTCTTCTAGGATAATGTCAAGAATTGGTGACACAGGTATGTTGAGTGGTGAGATTAATGAGGATCCACAATCATCGGGTCGGGATCCCGCTGATATGTGTAAGGCATTTTCGAGGTATAATTTACTTCTAACACAGTCCCTAAATATTGTGATAGCATGTAATACTACATTGAGGGCTGGTGATTTAATACACATCACCTTACCGTCATCTAAGCCTACTGAAGGAAACTTAAAGGAGGCTGATCAACATCAAAGTGGAAACTATCTAATAAGATCGCTTCGACATCACTTTGAGATTGCAGGTGGTACTAATACTACATCATTGAATCTTGTAAGAGATTCATATGGTAATGAAAACTAAACCTATAGACGAGGTTACTATTATGGAAACTATAGAACAACATATCGACAGGGATAAAGAAATCCTTGACAACCCAACAACAAATCCTCAAACTAGACGACATGTTGAGGAAGAACTTCATGATCTCATTGAGTATGAAGAGCATCATCACGAAGAGATCGTAGCGGGAGATCACCACGATCCCAACTGCTTAGAACTATTCTGCGATCAGCATCCAGACGAACCAGAATGTTTAGTTTACGACGATTAAATGATTGATAATTCCCTATTTACTACCAATTATGTTGGTAGAGACGGTTTCGTTTGGTGGATTGGCAAAGTTGCTAATGCGATCCACTGGAAGAATAGTGCAACCGATTTGGAAAAGGGATGGTCTTATAGATGTAAGGTCAGAATTATTGGACATCATCCATTTGATGAGGCTGAGTTGCCAGATAAAGATCTGCCTTGGGCTCATGTGATGGTTGATGCTACCTCTGGTTCTGGCCAGTCATGTTATGGCGAGAGTTCTAGAATGGTAGGTGGAGAAACTGTATTTGGTTTCTTCATGGACGGGGAAGATGCACAACAACCTGTTGTATTTGGTGCATTAGCTAGAAGTGTTAATGATACTAAGTCTCCAACTAATGTATTATCATTATCTACAGACGGTAAGAAAGCTGAGTCTGGTGCTTTTGGTACAACAAGTGGAAGACTAGCAGGTGGATATGGTGCAACTACTCAACCAATAACTAAAGAGAAACCAGTTGCAACCCCAACAGGAAATGCAGAACAGAAAGCAGGAGAAGATGGTGATACAGGAGAGAAAGAGGGATTAAGAAGACAAACTAAGGGTGATGTAGAATTTGGTAATATTACTGCTGATCCTCATAGTGCTTCTAATGGTTGTGAAGATGATGCAATCTCTACTATAACTCACACCATAGGAAGTTTTATTAAAACTATTAACTCTCTAACTGAGTTTGCTGGAACGTATATTAATGCTGCTCAAAACTTTGTTGCTGATTTAAATAGACTTATTGGTAAGGCTACAAGAATAATTCTCGGTGCAATTAAGAGTATCATTAGAAGACTAAGAGATAAAGTAATGAAGTATCTTGGTAAGATATTTCGTAACTTAATAGGTCTAATTGTACCAGAACCACAAAAGAACCCTATCATTCAAGCTTTCAAGAGAATCATGGATTTGATTTTCTGTCTCTTCGAGAAGGCTGGTTTTGATATTATGGGTTTCATTAAGGGTCTTTTGAAAGATTTGATTGGAAAAACTCTTAACGCAAGTGTCTGTGCAATTGAACAGGCTATCTCTACAATACTTGGTAAGTTATTAGGTTCTATTTCTAACCTCCTAAAACCAATTCTAGACGGATTAGATTGGTTATCTGGGATGCTTAATAATGTTACTAGTCTATTCAGTAAGATAACTTCTTATATGAATATGATTTTGAGTTTCTTATCTTGCGATTCTCTACGATGCAAGGAATATGATGATTGGACACAGGGCATGGGATTGAATACCAAGGGTGCTGGTAAGATGTCCAATGTTCTTAACAATCTGGATTTCATAAACAATCTGGATTATGCTTCTGGTGATGGAAGTCTATCTTTCTTGAGTTTGCTTGGTGGTGATTTGGATCAATTCTTTGATTGTACTGAGAAAACTAATAATCCCAAGAATCAAGATGATCTAGGAAATAGTATTCCGCCAGGATTTGTATTCCCTAAATGTGTTCCACCAAAGATAGAAGTATTTGGTGATTGTACTAAGAAGGCAGAGTTAATACCAGTAGTATCTGCGGTAGATGGTAGTATTTTAACTATAGTTATAGCTCAGACTGGTCTTGGTTATGATGAAAGTCCATCTCTTAGTGTTATTGATAAGACTAATCATGGTGGTGGAGCTATTGCTAGAACAGTTATTGATGATAAGGGAAGAATAGTCCAAGTTTATATGATTCGTGGTGGTCAAGGATATTGTGCTACAAATGGTATTATACCTCCTAAGTTCCCTGTTACAGAAGAACCTATAGATGATCAATCACCATTCATTACATTCACAACTCCTGCTGATAATGCAGTAGGTGTTCAGACTTCTGTATCTCTATCAGTTACATTTAATGAACCTATCATTAGAGGAGAGGGTGATTTAACTATTGTTGAATCTGCTACTAATGCTATTCATGAGACTATACCTGTAGATGATAGTAGAATAGAATTTATATCTTCTTCTATAATTAAGATTGATCCATCACTTGACTTAAAACATAATACAGAGTATCATCTTAATATAACATCTGGTGCATTTGAAGATCTGACTGGTAATATCTTTGCTGGGATTGCAAGAACAGATACTTATAACTTTACTACAAGAGGTGTTGCTGGTATAGGAAGTGAGCCTGTTGGTATAGTTACTGATATTAGACCTGAAAAGCCTGGAATTGGATATACCTCTGGTGATACTGGTCAGGTTGGTAATTGTAGTTTCGATTTAGTCACTACTCCTGCTGGATCTATTGTTGGTGTTAAGAATATCAAGTGTTCTGATAAACATAAGGTTATTCCTCCAATAATAATTAATACTACAACTGGTAGAGGTGCTGAGTTGTTACCTGTTATTTCATACGCACCAGACTTTGTACAAGACATTGGTGAGAAACCAAATCAATATGATGAGAATGGAAATAGAATTTATGGTCCTGATGGAAAGGCTCTTGTCATTGATGTCATTGACTGTGTTGGTAAGGAGGTAATCAGAGAATAATGCCAGAAGAAATTCCACCACAGTCGGTACAGACTAAAGAATATATTGCTAATTATCCTGGCTTTCGTATTCATTCAGGTATAACAGTCCCAGATGGAGACATGAAGGGTCGTGTTGTTGATCTTTCAATGTATACCGATGAAGGTCAAGGATGGGCATATTATAAAGATGGATATCACAAACAGATCGTGATGGGTACATCATATGATATGAGTGGTGTTCAACTTGTTAATAAAGGACCTGTTAATGTATTTGCAAAGATAATTACTGCTGTCCAAGGGCATATATTACTAGATGCTCAGGATGGTGATGTTATTTTAAAGGGACATAATGTAAGATTGGAAGCTACTGGTGGAGATGGTGAGATTACATTAAAGAGTACTAAGTTTATTCAACTTGATGGATCTGTTCTTAACTTTAGAGGTACTAATATTAATGTGCTTGCAACAAATAATATAAGTATGGGTGGAAACTTCATTGAACTATCTGGTGGTATTGGTGTTGAAGCAGGAACACAGACTGATATATTCCAAGCACCATTCTTTGGTTCTATTATGAAATTCCTAGACAAATTTAAAGACTTCTTATAATGGCATTTACCGCATCTATCATAATGGCAGGTGATAAGGTAGTCATTGGCGCCTTGGACATGTCATTTCTATCTGTTACCAGTAGATTATTTCCAGGCACGTTAGTTGCTAATGGTCCCTGTTACTTTGGTACTGCAATTTCGCCTGGCATCCCTACTGCTACAGTGATGATTGGCCCTCCTATTGGTATATCTGCACCATTATCACTTAGGTGTGATGGTATTGCTAACTTTCATGGTATAGTTAATGTCATTGCAGTTAGTACCTTTATGGGATTATGTACCAAACTTGGTACTACCATTAAGAATGCTTTGAGTCTCAAGAATGGTATTGAGATTAAAAATGCATTGTCTGTTGGTAATGCAATAGCACAACAGAATGGTAATTTGAATGTCTCTGGGTTTGTTACTATTCAGGGATTACTTGCAGTTGGTGGTACTATAACTTGTGCAAAGATATTTTCAGGTTTTGGTGCTTTTGCTGCTGTCGCTGCACCGTTTAAGAAATTCGATATTCCCCATCCCACTAAAGATGGTATGAGACTTAGACATGCTTGTATTGAGGGTGCAGAGATTGGTGTATATCATAGAGGTACAGTAAAGGGGAATGTAATTAATCTACCAGAATACTGGAAAGGATTAGTAGATCATGATACAATAACAGTTACACTAACTTCCATTCAAACCTATCAAGAACTATCTTATGAGGTAGTTGATTGGGGTACTAAGATTAAAGTTTTAAATAGTGCTGGAGGTCCAGTAAATTGCAGTTTCGTTGTGTATGGAGAACGAAAAGATGTTGATAAACTACAGATTGAATACGAAGGTGATGAAATTCAACCATGACTAAACCATCAGAGATAACTAAAAGGTTAAGAGAAACCCGAAGACAAAAGGGTGATCAAACCAAACAGATGCAAGAGCAGCTGACAATAATTGATGCTGTCATTGATGAATATGATGAATTGATTCTTAAAATGGATGGGAAGATACCTCCATTAATTAAACCAATCAACGTTGATATTACGGCAGTAGAGACTGCTTATCACAATAGAATTTCTCATGGATGTAGGTCTGATCTGGCTTGGAGACAGAATTCTGTTTGGGATGACGATGATGGTGGTACTTATCAGTCATGGACTGTAGTAAAAGATCCAAGTACTAGAGTTACTATTGGGTATTATGGTGGAAAGTATTGGAGATATCCGAAGAATATAGAGTATGGATCAAATGTAGTTACTGATATACTCAGTGCAAGTGTTGGTATTATGTCAGTCACCACTGGTGGTGCGTCTCCAATGGCGATATTTGATTCAAGAGGTCCTCAATTTACTGGATTTAATACTGATGGTAGTGATAGTGGATATAATGCATCAATTAAAGTTGGTGATTATGTAACTGATGCTCTTGAGAATCCTTATGTTTATACAACTGGTAACCTTCCAACTGTTGTTGGTTTAGGTACTACATCTTGGCCTGGCATGAGATATGCTTTGAGTGGATTCTGTACATCTAGTGATAATAAGATATATGGTGATAAGAATGTTGGAATATTCACTCATGCTAGTGTAGGAGATTATCTTTATGATACGGATACTACAGGTATTACCTCATTCAGTACTGGTGGAGTTGTACCAAATGGAGCAAGGATAACAGGATTTGGAACTGCTGTGGGAATTAAGACAGTAGTTAGTGCTGGTGGTACTAGTATTGGTGTTCCTGTGGTATATGATTACATGACTCTCAATAAGTCAGTTACCGCAAGTATTGCTGCAACAACTGGATATACATTCAACGTTGGTATAGTATCTACATATACTTCTTTATTCTTAAGTACAACAACATCTGTTGGTGCTGCATTTAGTTCTTTCTTGGTTGTTCGTGGTCCTGATAATGCAGATTTGGTATTTGATGCTACTAAGAACCCAATAGATCCTGTTGAGATAGGTATGTTGGATGAATATAAGGTTGGTAGAGGACATAAGTTAGAACTTATTAATAATAAGGATCCAGATATTGTTGCACAGTGGCATGAAGTACAACAGGATCCAGAACCATTAGTTGGGGCTGGATTTGCAGAGTATTGGGTGGGTGATTTAAATTGGCCAATCTTTGACGATGATGGTACTGAATCTTATGTTTATGAAGGACAAACAATATCTTTTGCTAGTACATCAGGTAATATTGGATACAAACAAGTTCCTCCAACAGGATCTATTCCAGGCGATTGTGGTGATTTTGATCAGGCAATAGTAGATGCTGAAGCACAAATGAATGCTAGAATTGCAAGTGATATTCCTAGAGTTAATCACTATATTGCTGGTGCATCTGCTCTTAGAGAAATAAGAAATGATGATGAAACACAAGCATGGTCAATGTTACAGGGGATTGGATATATAAATGAGGATAGAAAGAATCTAGCATTAAGAGCTGATCAAATTGATGACTTTGATTGGAAGTCAGTTGGAGTTGACAACGACTGAGTTATCACTTAAAATATAATCACTAGGGCAAAATTATGGATCAAGGACCTGCACCAAATCTAAGACAGATATTTGGTATTCCTATATTTGAAGATAAAGTAGATCTAGATATATTCCAAATTCCTGATGAACCAGCGGAGGATTTACAACCTACGTGGGATTCTGGTCTTCAGACAACTTTTAATACTAAATTAGAGTTACCTCAACCAGTTTGGGAACATCTAGGAGAAATTATTGGAAATAATTTAGGACCCTGTGGATTAATGGGATTGGAACCACATATAGGACATGTGTGGAGGAATAGATATCAAGTACATGATTATCAGGATCCTCATATACATCCTAATTCTCAGTGGAGTTTTATTGTATATGAAACTGTAGAAAATTCTAAGACATCATTCTTTAATCCTTCTATGGGTTTGATTCAGAATCAACTTGGTAATTGTCATGGTGCATTTCCATTAGACTATAAACCAAATCTTAAAAAAGGTGATATAATAATATTCCCATCATTTTTAATGCATAGTGTTAATTCTGGTCAGGTGGGAACTACTATATCTGGTAATGTTTACATGAATTATCAAACCCCAGAAGAAGAGGGTGTTGTTCGTATGCAAAGGGAGGAACAAAATGGATAAAGAAGAGTTTCTTAAGAAATGTGATGAAGTAGAAGATACAGCATATGCTGAACAAGGACATCCTCAGTCCTTTGGAAATGAACTACTTCTTCAGAACATAGATGCTTTTGGAAAGGCAATAGCCGATATTCATCATCGTGTTAAAAAACTAGAGGATAAATTCCGTGAGATGGAAATAAATCAATCTCTCTTGGATACAACTGTAAATGATTTAATTAAGGAGAATGGTGATGGTACTAAGAACGTTTAAAAAGATCGACAAGAAAGGTCGTGAAGAAGAGTGGAGTTGGGAAGAGACACCTGAACTTGCTGCATTTATTGCTAAACAAACAGGGAAGCCTCACCTTAACGAACGTCCTCATAAGAAAGACGAAGAACAATCATAGTGGGGTTGTAGTTCAATCGGTTAGAGCACCTGCCTGTCACGCAGGAAGTTGCGGGTTCGATTCCCGTCAATCCCGTTGGGTAAGTGTCCGAGTGGTTAAAGGAGATGGACTGTAAATCCATTGGCCATGCCTACGTTG